CAGCCCTGACGCCCTGCGAGAGTAACTCGCGTGCAACCTAAACTCTTGCCCCAACGCTCGATGTATGGTCGCATCAGCTTGAGTTCATCTAGGTCGCCGCCAGCCAAGAAGTAGTGCAAGTTCTTGATTCGCGGGTAGACAATGATCTCGGTCACCACCACAGAATTGACGCCTGGCCAGACTTGGAACCTGTTCTCGGTAACCGCCTGGGCTATATCGTCAAATGTGTGTGTGCCTCCAGAGTATTCTAAAGCCGATTCGACCTGCTGGCGCAGCCTGTGCAAGTCATCCAAGTCTGTCACCGGCGCCCACCGGCTGTCGCCTCAAGGCGCATAACCCCTATCCTCCAGTCAGCCAAGGTATTACCCGTGACCTTGACTTCAACCTGGCGCCCTGAGAATCGGACGCTGGTAGGGTTTGCCGCCGTGTAGGGTCCGAAAGTAGACTCCGCGCCCGTAGGATAGAACCTTGACGTGAATGAAACCAGCGCCTCACCCAGAGTCTGCTCGTCAGGAATAACCTGCTTGACGTTCATAATGTTTTCCCCTGTCCCCAGCTCAATGGGTCCAGATTGAGCGTACAAGGTGGCAGAGTCGTAAGCAAATCCTACCTCGTGCTCGTAAATGTAGCCGCTGCTATCTACCATGATAGGGTAGGTAAACACTCCAGCATCAGTACCCGCCAGGCGAGACAATGTGCCTATGTTCCAGTGACCCTCACGATAGTTATACGTCACATAAGAATCGTTCTCATTAGAGTCATTTGACGGGTAAAACCACCATATCTCGCCAAATTTGCTATTGTGTACGGCATAGATTTTTGACTTTTGCGTCAAGTTTATGTCGTTAAAAACGTAGTCTGATACATCGCATGGCAATGGCTTGACGTAACCGTCATATATCCAAAACCCACTACCACTCATCCAAATTGCTGCGGTGTCTATGGCTGCAACTGACTGAGCTGAGATCAATCCGCACCCGCTACCTGCCTTCTCAAACCCGTAAACGAATGGCGCGCCAATGTACTGCGCTGTGTGTACGTCAACGTCAGTAAACAGTAGGTTTACACCCTTGACGCGCTTACCGGCCAGCAAAGTGCCTGGCGTTGATAGCTCGTAATCACCAGCCAAATTGTCTATGGCGGCAGTCCAAACTGTATTGTTTTCTTGGTCTGACCATGCTACCTTTCTGGCATTACCTCCAGCACCCAAGGCAAACACAATCCGGTCAGCGGTAACCATTACCGCATTGTTGTTTACTGGTGCATTGGTGATTACAGTGGCCTTTGTTGGCGTTGCAAAGTCTAAAGCCCATTGATAAATTTTCTTATCGTAGCTGCTGCACGCTACAAGGTACTCACCAAAATTATCCATTGACCAGGTAGTTGCTGGGATGATGTCTCCAATGTCAGGACGCTGTACGCCATACGCAAAGTATCCGTAAGCAGCATACCCATATCCAGTAAACGATTGAGCGTCAGCAATGCCAGTCGTAAAACCTGTAGGAGTGATATCCTTTAGCGTACCTGACTCGTTCATTACATATAGGTTTGAATGAGTACCGGCTGCAATCCAACGATCATTGGTGTTATCACGCCATGTAAGCAATCCCCTGCACTTACCTGTCATTGCAGTTTGAGCAGTAATCCGCTTACGCCACCCGTTAATAGGGCGTAGAGTGTTCTCGTACCAGCGCACCAGGTTAGCGTCGTACCAGCGCCCAGATGACTGGTACTCAGTGCCGTTACGGTAGATGCCTGGTGGTATTTTCAAGGGTATGTACATGACGTTCTCACATTGTGTTAGACACAAATTGCATAGTCGCAATCAGCGACGCGGTAGATGGATAAAATGATCCAGCAGCGTATGCCTGGATGCTGACTGCGGTGCTATCAGTCTCCCACCAAAGCTGAACGTAGTCGTTGGCATCAAGTGATAGAAAGTAGTTCCAGGCAACTATCGTGTGGCCATTGACTGATCCATGCTTAGATGGTATCCCAGCAAATCCTGTAGAGCCGACAAGGTTTGTCCCGTTGATCTTGATCCACACCCTGACATCATGGTCCTGGCTGGCTGTATTCTCAAACTGCCCAGACCACTGCAAGTTGTAGATGCCGGAGTCGGTGACCGTGATACGCGAATTGCTTACAACAGTTATTCCATTAGTGAAATCAGTCGTATTAAACGTCATGGCGTATGCGGTATTGATAGCCGCTGCCGTCTGGTCTACTGTGCTCTGAAAGGCGCCATACGGGGCATTGATGTACCGGCTGCCCTTAACGCCAAACAATGCTCCAAGTACCGCTGTCACCTTCCTAAAGTAAGCATTGAGTGACCCATTGGACTCATTGAAATTACGGCGCTCGTATAACTCTGGTGGATATCCCAGGTTTGGAGGCGTCGGAGTCTCAAGTTTTTGCTGTATGGCCATAGTTTTATTGTGCCACCATTAGGACAAAAATAGGACGCGCTCATCTTTGCGCCGATTCTGCAAACCCTTTAAAGGCTTACCACCGGCCATGCAATATTTTAAAAGTTCCTCCGCAGCACCTTCCATATCAAGGCGTAGCACTTTTTGGCGTAGCGTACTACGCTGGAGTGTCCCAAGGCCCACATTAAAAGAGAAACTGACAAGACCATCAAACTGACCTTGTGTAAGAACAACAGGACAGAATCGTTCCACGCCGCGCTCAAAGCGCTCCAGGTCTGCTGCAAGTATTCCATCTACCTCCTCCATACTCCATTGGCGGTCATCCTCTGGCCTCAATGGGTATCCATTGCGTTCTTCTAGCTTTAGCTTACCCTGTGCTGGATACAGTACATGGCCAACGCCAACAGTCCAAAGCAGAGCCGGACAACGATAAGGACGCTGCCTGGTCCCCTCGTGGTGCTTAATCATGGATAGTGCTTTTGCTGAGACTTTCATTTCTTTTGCGTTTGCACGCACCCTACTTTGTAGCCCAGCTCGCGCCACTCTTTAGCCGCCTTCTGGCAGGCAGACTCCACCTCAAAATAACCGACGATCATTATTGAGTTCATGTTGATACCTGTAACTAGCACCAGGGTCCAGATCATTTTCCAAAGGCTCTGCCACCAAAGTGAAATGCTACGATAGAAGCAAACAGTGCCTGGGTATTGCTATCCCACAATTTGTCAGCCAGCGCAGGGAATGCAACGCCATTGTTGTACCCGTAGATAAACATACCAACATCAACAAAGCACAGCAGGAAGAAAAATCCCATAGTGATGAAACTGCGCGTACCAGCACGCAGGTCTTTTATCCACTGTGATGTTCCCTCTCCAAGAGACTCATCATGCTTATAAATGGCGCTCATCTCAGCCACCTGAGCGTTAACCAGGTTCTCATTAGCCTTGGCGCTAGTCTCTAGTTCTAGTTGCTGGCTATGTATCTGCTCTATGCGTTCCTGCGCCTCAAAGCCAGCTTTGCGCAGTTCTAGTTCACGCTCAATTTGTAACTGTGCCAGCGCCAGCTCGTGCTTCTTGTCATTGCAGTCTTGGAAAAAGTCTAGAAGTTTGGGTAGTCCACCCATCAAGAAAGAGATAAGAGTAGATAGGATCGTAAGCATTTATTTCTCCAAAAGTAGTGTTGTCCACCAAAAACATAAACCTAATAAGAGCAGAGCCAAGGCTCCGCCAATAAGCCAGGTCAATAAATCCTCTATCTCTGCCTTACGTTTCTTGGCGTGATTCTCTGCCAGTATTTCTTCTACCTTACGCTTTTGGATGATGTTGTTTCTCTCCACCATCAACTGCTGCCAAAGGTCGGCATTACCAGACATCACCATGTAATTATTTAACTCTCTCTCAGCATCTGCCAACTGCTTGGCCTGCATCACTATCTCAAAAGCTCTTGCCGTATCTGACTTAGCAAAACTGCTCTTAGGCTTGGACGCTTCCTTCTGTACTATGTCCTTTGCCTCGAAAAACTTCATCATCTCGCCACCAATGGCGTGGATGTCCTTGCCCATCTTGATGGCAGCCTGCACCCCCTTTATCGCGGCTTGGGCAGTCGCAAAGGCGGTGATAGGGTCGATCATTTTGGATCACGGCTTGCCAAGTAAGTGCGCGAAATAACCTAAAAGACTTCCAATGGCAGAAACAATAACCATGCCCATCCAGAAACCACCCTTACCCTGGTTTGCCATAGCCACCAGGGTTTCGATAGATGACTCCATCTTGTCGATCTTGGCGCTCATGTCATCAAACCGGCGCTCGTAATCCTGGACCTTCTGCCAGAGGACTCCATAGCGTACAGGGTCAATTTCTGGCTTGTCCATCACCAGGGTACTCCGGTTGCAGTCACTGGAGCCTTTTGCAAAGCAATCTGTGCAGCAAGGTTAGCCTCTGTTGCGTCCTTGTCCACGCCGTTAGCCCAGCACCAGTTCAGCACCTCTTGCTCAGTTACTTGGGCATAGGGGATAGCAGGGGTCGCAGTAGCAAAGCCGCAAGTGCCGTATGAACCAGCGGAGTAATCACCGTCTATAGCGTTTACAGTCCAGTGCGCCGTGGTGATGAATCCATCTGCTACCAAGTAGTCAGTCTGTACGATTTGCCAGTTGTATGTAGTCATGATATTTCCTTTGTTAAATAGAAGTAATGGTCTGCCATGCAGAGCCGGAATAAACACACAGTTTTGCAAGAGTGGTATCAAACACCATAAGGCCAGCAGCAGGGCT